CAACAGCTAATCTTTGTCCTTGAGCACCACCTTCAGCAGCAGTACGAATTCTTACAACTTTATATTGACTCTCTAATAAATTAGCATTGGTTTTATTTACAACTCTGATTATTTCTTCCTGACCAATCTGTAATGTTACATTCCCACCTTTAAGACCAAGATCAAGTGTGCCATCAGCATCATTCCAGCGTAATACTCCAACACCACCAGCTAATTCTGGAGTTTGATCAAAAGTAATATTGTCAACACTGGCACTTCCAGTTACAGATAGATTACCAATTATACTGTTGTTTCCAGTAATAGTTAAATTCCCACTTAATGCAGTATTTCCAGAGATATGAGGAATTGTGGTAACTCCACTTACATTAAGATTATTAGTAACACTTAAATTACCAGTAATTGTGCCACCGCTTAATGGTAGATAATCACCAGATGGTAATCCGAGGTATTGAGAAGCGCTAATAGTACCAAGAACGGTTATATCTTGTTCAAATGTATTATCTTGTGTGAAAGTATTCTCCAAATTGACTCCAGCTCCACCCAAGAATGCTAGAGTGGTTTCTACAAGATTTGTTGATACACTTTCTACAGTTGTTGAAAGATTAACTGTGATATCTTCAGGAAAAGTGCTTAAATTAACTACGATTGTGTCAGACATATTTTTTATCTAGTTACGGTAGGGAGAATATTGAAAGATCCTTGAACGATTGTTACAACACGACCAGAAGCAAGTGTTACTTGTATATCGTAAACATAAAGTCTCGGATTAATGCTTATAATCGCAGGTTGTACAATAAAGTGTCCTGTTAGTGGACTATCAATCAAGACAGAACCATCAGCAGTTGAAAATTCAAGAGCTACAGTTTTATCGCAAAATGTTTTACGAAGTTGCATTACAATACTAGCTCCAGTAAGATCCACCGCCACATCATCGATTGAAAATTCCACTGTCAGCCCGCTCCATGTATCGCCTTGTGGTGATGTTAAGCTTGTATTACTCATATACTAAAGATGGATATGTCAAAAAACAAAAAACCCCCTACAGAAGAACTGTAGAGGGCTTTAAGATTGAGTACTTTTAGATTAAGCAGTCTTGATAAGCTTAAGAGCGGTACCGTCGCCCTTAGCAGCTCCGAAGAGCAAGTCGAATGATGCCCAAGTTGCACGGCTGGTGGTTGAACCCCAGATATTGCTCTGGATGCTAAGACCAAGCTCAGGAACTTCAACAACAGTTGAGTCCATTAGGTCAGCAACAGCGCTGGTGTATTGTGGGATAGCACCTGCCATGGCGATAGCACCACGAGTAGCACCGAAACCAACAAGCTTAGTACCAGCAGAAGCGAAACCGCTGCCAGAGCGACCAAGGTAAGAGAAACCGTAACCAGAGCTGGTGCGGGTAATATCAAAACCATTCAAGTCGGAAGGAAGAATGTTAGCAAACTCAGTATCCTTAAGGATAGCAACTTTTTCATCACCGATGGTTGCACCCCAAAGAGTCTTGAGGTTAGCAACTGAAAGAGCACCAGCAGTGATACCAGAAACAGCAGGAGCACCGAAGTTAGCTTCAGTGATAAGAGAGAAAACAATGCTTTCAATCTTGTTGGCAACTGCGTTCATGTTGAACTTAGCAAGGTTTTCCAAACGATTACCAGAAGCGATATCGGTAGGAGTAAGGTAGAAGCTCTTGGAGATGTGCTGCATGGTGACAGGAGCATTAACCAAGGTAGTATCACCTTGTTCGAAGTTGGTTGGGTTAACCTGAACAGCGCTTGCAGCGGTAGCAACAGGAACATTGATAACGAGAGAACGCTGATCACGAACTTCATCAGAGAAGTCGGTGGTGAATGCTTGAAGGTAAGCAAGTTTTCCGTTAACGGCAGTAATTGCCTTTTGAGCAAGAACTTCATTGATTAGTGAGGCATCGAAAGTATTGGCCATAATTTTGTATTTTTATTAGTTGATTGTTGGAATTTACACACCATGTGTAGTTATTTCCTATAATTAAAAGAGTGTCAAAAATTATCTATTTTTAAGAGCTTTCTTAATGTCGATATTGTGTTTTGCGTAGAACTCAGTTTTTTCTTTACCAGTCAATTTCTTGAATTCTGCAACTACATCGAAGTCTTCAAAGTTTTCAGCTTCTAAGATTTCAACTGGTTCAGCACCACAGCTTGCAAGAATTTCAACAGCTTTCATGCTGGCAAGAGTATCGACATTGATTTGTTCGGAAATAACTTCGACGATTTCTTCTTTGACTTCTTCGATTTGTTCTTCCTTAACTTCAAGTTCAGCTTCAAGTTCTTCGATTTCAGCAGAAGCAGTGATTGAGTCTTCTTTATAGGTAAGAGCTTCTTCACTAACACGCTTAAAATCTGCTTCTAATTGAGCATACTTTTCGTTTAGGGAATCGAACTCGCCTTGAAGCTTATTCAAAGATTCTTCTGCGGCACTGATTTTCTTTTTAAAAATATTCATAATTTGTTACACTGTTTCGGGGTTGTCAAAATTTTCTTCTTCTTCAATAGCGATATCTTCAGCTAAAGCAGCTACTAATTCTAAGCAGCGTTGCTCTGCAAGCTCTTCATCACCAATTTCGTCTACTAATCCTGCATCGACTGCATATTGATTGTGATACCAAGCAGCTGTGAAGACATCAGGAGATACTGCACGATTTGAAAGCACATGATCTTGGAATTCTTCACCAGCAAGATTAATTTGTGTTTGTAAATACTGAGCTTGTTCTTCAGTTAAACTGTCAGTGTGTCCGATTGATTTGTATACTGCTCCATCATTAACAAAAGCGATATACTCAACACCCATAGCTTGGGAAAGTCTGCTTGTATCTGTAAACACCATGATTGTACCGATGTTGCCAATTTCTGAACTTGGAGTAGACATGATCCAGCTTGCACCAGCAGCTAATTTATAAGCAGCACTCATACAAATACCACTGTCAACATGAACAACAACAGGAACTTGTAATTCGGAGATATATTTAGCAACTTCAACGCAGCCCATAACACTACCACCACCACTGTTGATGTGCAGTAAGATAGCGCTTGCTCCAGCTTCTAACATGTCTTCAATATCTTCGATAATGTCTTTGTAATCGGTATTACCCAATGCTTTGTCCATTGGAGTTGCGTTTGATAACAACACACCTGAGATATAAACATGTCCGATACCGTTTTCTAATTCGGCTTCTTCTCTTTTGTTTACAAACAATGATAAATCAATTCCGTTTTCGGTTTTATCTTTGTCCTTTTGATATTGCTTAAAAGCGTCTTCTGTGATTTGAAAAAGTTTCATAAATTATTGTTCTGCTACAGGTTGCGGCTGACTGTATTCAGCTGGGTTGTTAAGTCTCATGTTGAGAGGATCAATTTCTACTTTATAAGCAGCTTCTACCTCTTGTCTGATTAGAATAGCTTGAGCTTCTTCTACAGCACGCTGATAAAGGTGATCTTCAATATTCTTACCTTGTTCTTCTAAGATTTCAGTTAGGTTACGAATACCTAAGCGATATTCTTCTCTGATAGCTCCACTGTCACGACCAAAATCAATGGATAATGCTGGAGGTGTGCTAAAGTTCCAACGATAGAAGTCTTCGTCGAATGGAAGTAATCCAGTCTTGATAGCTTTTGATAATGCATAGTTAACAATACGAAGAGCCATTGGCTTGAGCAAGCTTTGTCTGTCTTCACATGCACGCTGAGCTTGTCTGAGAGCAACTCTGTCAGCAACGCCATTGCCTTGTGCAGCATCAAGCAACACTTTAGGCCAACCAGTGCCAACCAAACAAATACGCTCTAAGCGTTCGTGGAAAGCTTGATATTCAGCGCTTGGTCTGTTGCTGTTTACAGTTTCGAGTTTGCTGCCATCGCCAGATTTGAAGAACTTGATAGTTCCTTCTTCGTATGTTTCACAAGTAGGTCTGCCATCAACTGAACTGTGGTCAAATCCTACAGCATTCGTGTCATCAGCAGCACCGTATGGATTGTGTTCAACGAAAGCTAAACTGGCTAACATCATTTGAGCAAACAACTCTTTTTCGTTGCTGTCTGCCATGTCTTTAAATTGATTTACGCAATGACTAAACAAAGGAAGACCACGACTCTGTTCAAAGTATTCAGGATCATAAACATGGATCATGTCTTGTGCGCTGATGTCTTTGTCTTTATCTTCTGCTTCTCCTAAAACGCGATATGCGACGACATAACCTTCTTTCGCAGTAATGACACCTTTTTTAATTTTTAAGCCTTTGTAACGCCCTTCTGCGACTCTAGAAGAGTCATCACGCTGCCCAACTTGATGGCTTGGAATGCAGGAGATTTTAGGATATCCACCTTTGGTTTCAGTAAGCAAGATAAATGCATCACCATCTCTGTCGATTGTAACACTGGTAAGATATAGTACAGTTTGGAAATCAAGACCATTCATACTGCAAATGCTGTACCACTTGGTAAGCCAATCAGTTGCTAGTTCTTTCCATTGTTTATTTTTACCAAGATATCTTGGGATAAAGCTTTGCCCAACACTGTAAGCAGCTTTTTGCTGGATAGTTCCTTTTACAACACCTTGGTTTGCATACAGTCTGCGGGAATTACTTAAGATCTCACGATAATCAAAAGAAGAAATTAATTCATCGAAATCTTTTACAGCTTGCGTTTTCCAAGTGCGATTAGAGCGTCTTTTAGAACCCTCTATAAACTTATTATTGATTGTTACTAATTCTTCCATATATTACGCAATGCGACCTGTGATTTTGTTTGAAGGTGGGTTGTCGATATACTGTAGTGCTAATGTAAGAGTACTGCACCAAGCACCGTTAGTTAATCCACTGTTGCTAAAACTTACTGTAATGCCGTTGGCTGCTGTTGAGATTACTTGAGATCCTTTTCCAGCAGCTACTGCTAACACAGCTTCATCTAGCCATGTTTCGAGCTGGCTTCGATTATCTGCTTTCAAGCAAGCCCATCGTGCTAAAGATTTAGCTAATTGTACATCCATAAGAATAAGGGATTGTCAAAAAAGTTAATTAAACAGATTCTTCTATGCTTGGATACACCTTCCACATCATTGCCGCAACAACTTGCATAGCTTCACAGTCTAATATGTGGTTATTTTCTTTAATCTTTTTGTATGTTGGCGCACCAGCAGCATTCATCACTTTGATTTCTGAATTGATTTGGTTGATGTACTCTTGTCCGACATCTGAAGGGATATCCCAACGAGCACCATGTCCAGCTTTTAGAATAAACAGAATATCCTTAATACCCATTGAACTGTAGTAAGTTGTAACTGCCATACCACTTGAGGTTTGGTGAGTTTTTGGAGCATCAAACAATCTTGTGTATTTTTTATTCGTTCTTTTGTTGGTTATAGTGTATCCACTGTCTGCACGACCGTTCAAGCCAAGCCATTTATATTTAGCGAGGATATTTTTAACTTCTTCACTGCGATAAGCACTGTCTAAGAATACTGCATTGTTTTTTATGTCAAACTTAGTTGCTATATTAGCAATTTCGGCAAATGTTAATACTTTACCACTTTCCAGTAATCTAGAATTGCCATCTCGGTCCCAAGTTCTTACAACATACCACAAATCTTGTTTCTGAACATCCACAGTTATAATAGTGACATCCATTCGCTGTGCTTCAGCTAATATATACTCAGCAAGTGTTAAAGGTGCTTCATCCAACATCTCGTATTCATCCCAAGGCTTGGCAAGTCTCTTTTGATTGAACTGACGAAGGAATTTGTTATTTCCTTTCTTGGATGATTCAACAGCCTTTAGGAACTCGACAACTAATTTACGCCACTCAATCCACCAAACATTAAGTGCGCTGTAGTGATAGCCGTAATGGCCTTTAAGGGGGTTTGTAGTATCACCATCTATATATTTACCACTTTCACTCATGCTGCGTCTGTCGTTGGTGGTGTCTTTGTAGATTTCTCCACATGGGCATTCATAATGAGCTTCAATACTTTCCCAAACAACTTTATCATCAACTTTTTCACAGTTCCATTTTAGATTCTCAAATTCGTACCTGTGATATTTCCCGCAAGATCTACACTTGTATGCAAATTCGTGTTGGTATGTTTGTTTAAAAGCTAAATCAAAGTCATCATTAATAAGTCCGCTCTGTGATACAAGAACAACTTTGCTGCCGAATCTGTCATGAGTTCTTTTTCGTGCTTCAGTGAGTAATCCTGCTTTAAGCATCCAAACCTCATCAATAAAGACATTATCAAGAGATTTACTTTGGAAGTTGCTCATGTTTGCACCACAACACCAAAGAGGCATGTGTGTGAACTGTACAAAGTCTTTACGAATAGCGTTTTGTTTAGCAGGCCACAGATTGTCTATAAGTGAGCAGTTTTTTAATGCTGGCATCAATCCTGTTTGGAAGAATTCCTGAGCATCTGGATCAGTTTGTGCGGCAAACATTGTAGGACCAGCTTTTTCAGAAACAATATAGGTTCCTGCAATTTCAAGCATGGTTGATTTACCAGATCCTACTGGTGCATTGATAACAATTTCTACTCCTGTGTTTCCAAGGATAGTTTCCAATGGATCTACCAACCAAGGTGTTTGTCGTAAGTCTGCATATTCACTTCTGCTGCTTCTGGATAGTTTTACATTCTTAGATGCCCAATCAATAATGCTCATCTTAGGACTTGGCTTGATTGCAGATGCAAATGCATTGCGTAATATCTGTGATTTAGTCATTTTTGTTTTTGGCTTGCTTTTTTGCTTTTTTCTTGGCTGGTTTAACTTCTTCCTCTAGCTCTAATTCATCAGTGCTTTCTTGGAGATAAAGCTGCATAAACAAATCAGAGAAAACATTGTCAAGTTGATCTCGGATGATCGGAATCATGTCTTCTGCATTCAAACCTGCAAGTTTTGGGGGCAACTCAGATATCAGCCTTTTATAGCGTGCTTTAAGTTTCGCGCCAATGTCTGTAAATATACTGGATACCTCTTTAACGCTGACAAGACTACCTTCTAGTTTTTCTTTTTTAATTCGCTCTATATCGGCTGTTTGCATTTTTATCTCAGCATCATAGCGCATTTTTTTAGCTCTACTAATCAAGTAATCAGCGTTTACAGCTTCAAGATCATCTTCTTCATCTCTCATATCGTTTGTTCACTTGTCAATTTTTTACCTTTGTTCCAAGGTATTCTACCTTTACCAGCTTCGCTTATTTTGCGTTTAGTTTCGTCAGACATATTTTTCTTAGATTCACTCATTTTAAGTCTAGCATCTTTCGATTGTTGACAACCCTTTCTATTACTAACTTTACCCTTTTTAGCTTCACTCATTTTGCGTTTAGCTTCTTCGGAATGTTTTCGACCTTTATTTAAAGTACTACCTTTCATTTTTTCACTGATAACTTTGGAATGTTTTCTTTTTAACCAACCATACATTTTCATATTAATTCTCCCATTGCTATTCATAGACATTGCTGTGCAAGCATATACAAGCTTATCATTATCAGGAAACATTTTAACCAACAATTGATGAGCTAAGAAATGTTCTTCCGCCGTAAGATTCGCGATATTGCCTTTTTCATCTGGTCCACCCATGCATTTTGGCCAGATATGGTGGCGCTCTATGTAAACATTATCGGCTAATGTTCGATTCAACGCTCTATCAATTAAGTTGTAGTATATTTGTCCGTAGTTCATATTAAAGTATTTAAGCATATACTGTGGTTGTTTTCAACCTTATAAAAAAATTATCGTAGATAGGCAACTTACCTAGCCGCCAAATATTCAAAGGAGACTTCTTATATACCCCGATAGCCTATTTATAATTGAAGTTGGCACGGAAATTATACATAGGCGTTTCGATAATCGAAAAGTTAATAAACTTATCGCTATCATAAGCCATATTAATATGACAATTATAATGGCTATTATGATCGGCGTTTCGATTATACATAAGTTATTGACGCTATCGAGTTTAAAAAAAGTCTATAGGAGTTTATGTGAAAATAGGCAACTAAGATACATTTTTTATCC